GAGACTTGTTAGTGAACACTTTGCCGCAACCCAAGCAAATCCAAGCAATTCCCATCTTGACTTCGGTTCTGCGCTTACCGCTTTCACCTCTTTGTCTACCAAAGAATGTCCTGATTTGCTGAATCAAGTGTTGCGCTCCTCGGCATAGCCGTTCTTTTGCTTTAGCAAGGCAATGGCTTGTAAAACAGCACTCTGTTGGCCTAAATTTGTGTTGTAGAACAAATCTGTTAACTCATCATTCGTCAGCCCTACCCATGTGCGCTGTGCTGGCGCTTGCATTGAGTATTGGCACATACACCCTTGCAATATGCTTGAGTGAAGCCCCGCCACTTTTCCGCAGTTTGGACAAGTGTTCATGTGTTCTTCTCCTTCAGCTTTTCCTCTGCCCACCACACTGCTGACTGCCATGCCTGTTCAGTTACCCAAGATTCTTTACAGCCCTGTGCAATCTCCTCATCTGTCAGCCCTACAAATGTGCGCTGTGGTGGGGTGGTGCGAGTTAGATGCTTCAGCCAATCAGCCTGATGCCACTCATCTTGACCGTTGATACGCAACTTGATGTCAGTCATGTGTGCGTGTCTTGCTCGGTCAACCAAGCGTTGAATTGAATCCACTTGAAGGCTGTTGATTTTTTCATCTGTAATAAGCCACGCCACAGGCTCTTGCTCTGGCTGTGCCAAGGCTTCTTTGATGGCGGTGATAACTTCTAACTGGCGTTCAATTGAACCCACCCATTCGCCAACATGTACAGTTTCAACAAAATCAAGCGCCAGCTTCAGTGCTTCTTGTGTCATGTGTTCATCTCCATTGGTGGTGTGCAAGTATGAATGCTGTCAATGCCACCCAATCGTTTGCCGCATCGTGAGCAAAAGTTCTGCTCTGTGCGCTGTGCCAAGGCTTCTTTTAGTGCTTGGTGTGCCCCAAGCATTACTTTTTCTCTTAATTCTGTGTGACTTGCAGATGTTCCATACAGACTTTCTACGTACCATATTGCCCGCATATGCGCATAGTCCTCGGCCAGCTTCAATGCTTCTTGTGTCATTTCTTCATTCCTCTGATAAAAATCCCAAACGAATCAAGAGTATCCTTGCCGAACCCTTGCATCTTCTCAATCTCGACTGCTACTTCCTCAAGAATGTCATTCCTCAATTCGTCATAGACCTCTTGTTGTGTCTTCCATTCAGACATAGATTCCTCGCTTTTCACAGACGGTTGCATAGTTTTTGTCCTTCCTTTTGTAAAGTCGTTTACACGCCTTCAAGAGACTTTTCTTCTTGCTGATGACTTGGATGCTCTGTGATTGTGGCGATGGCGTTAAGACATGGTTTATGCCCACCAGCAAGGCAACAATGAATGCTATGCGCACAAAGGCTTCAGAGAATGTCATCATTGTCATTCTCCTCAATCAAGCGCACAATTTTGGCAAAGTCAAAACTGGAGAGTTCGTCAGTAATGTCAACCCATTTGCCATCAGCAAACTTTTGCAGTTCAAACTCATATTTTTTGTAGAGTCCCTCTTTAGGGCTGTAGTCTGGGTCGTATGACCACTTAACCCTCAAGTCCCATTCAGTCTCAGGAAGCTGTAAGTCTCTGAGTTCATCTAAACAAAGATCGAATTTCATTTACGCCTTTCAGTTGTTGAATGGATAATGTGCAACACTATTATTCTGTCGTACATTAGGACATACCCTTATTGTCAAACATTAAATTGATTGTTAAGGTATGGGCATGGCTAGACACAAATCGGAAATCACAGGAAGCCCACTCAAAATCGCAACTAGAGTTACTTTTGACCAATGGTTAGAGTTTCGCAAACTTGGCGGTTCTGTTTGGTTGAGAAACTTACTCAAGAATTCGATGGAGAATCGAAAGAGTCAACAACAGGAGAAAACATGAAAAAAGTCATTATTGGCGCATACTTAGCACTTTCCAGCTTCACATTGTGGGCGGCTTGTTCAACGCATACATACTATGCAAACGGCAAATATGTGACTTGCACCACTTGTTGTTATGGGAATAATTGCAATACGAACTGTTATTAAACTAGAATGTGGACTTGGCTACCCTTAGCGGGGGAAAAGGCGATTCGTTACCGCTCTGCCACAGTCTCTTTGTAACGATGACCGACAACGTGAGGTTCATTATGAAACTTATACCCAAAAATTGGGCTGTATTTCAGCACTATAAAGACCGCAATCCACCTTGGATAAAACTCCATCGTGAAACCTTAAACGACAGAACATATATGACCTTGCCACTTGCTAGCAAGGCGCTAGCACCATTGATGTGGTTGCTAGCATCAGAGTCCAAAAATGGTGTTTTTGATGGGTCAGCCGATGACCTCATGTTTAGACTACACATCACTAAGAAAGAATACGATGATGGAGTTAAGCCATTGATTGATAAGGGATTCTTTGAGATTGCTAGCGGAGTGCTAGCAGACTGTCAGCAAGATGCTAGACCAGAGACAGAGACAGAGGCAGAGACAAAGAGAGAGACAGAAGCCAAAAAGTCCACAAGAGGCTCACGCCTCTCTGCTGATTGGGTTTTGCCAAAAGAATGGGCAGATTGGGCTAAACAGGAAAGACCCGATTTAGATTTGCGGAGTGTGGGTGAGCAATTTAAGGACTACTGGAGTGCAAAAGCGGGTTCAGGCTCTACAAAACTGGATTGGCAAGCAACATGGCGTAACTGGGTGAGAAACCAAAAGATGGTGTTTAAACAGGCTGACATTGCTAGAACGACAGTACCCTCAAGCTCACAGCGTGACCCTGCCCTTGTCAAACTGGATGAAGACAGGCTAAAGACTGCACCACCAAATCCAGAGGTTCTTGCGAGAATGAGAGCACTTTTAGGGAAAACAGCATGAACAAAAATGAAGCAAACCGCCTTTTGGATGAGGTAAGAGATGGAAACAGATTGCACCCCATTGCCAGAATCACCGAAGCACTATGGGCGACAGGGGATTGCGTTAGAAACTTACCTGTTCACACTCAACCATTTAGTGAAGCTAGCATCAACGAATGGATGGAAAGCACACGCATGGTATCGGGCGAAGGAATTGGAAACTCACCCATTGGGGATTTACAAGGGAATCAGTCAGGAATTGACTCAAATAATGAAAGCAAAAAATGAACCCATTTCTGATAAATGAACCTACTTGCATAAGTTTCTCTGGTGGTAGGACATCGGCTTATATGCTTTATCGCATATTAGAAGCAAACAATATGACTTTGCCATCTGATGCAATTGTCTGTTTTGCCAATACTGGCAAGGAAGAAGAAGCCACTTTGCAGTTTGTTCACGATTGTGAGAAAAATTGGGGTGTAGAGATTCATTGGCTTGAATACAAATACGATGAAGTTCCGTCAAACAGGTGGAAAAGGGTAACTTTTGAAACTGCTTCTCGTGAGGGTGAACCCTTCTTTGAACTTATTGACCAAAACGGTTCGCCATACCTGCCAAACCCAGTGGCTAGGATTTGTACCGCAAAACTAAAAATCAGGGTGATAAACCACTATTTGAAGTCAATTGGTTGGCAACATGATGAGAATTCTGATTGGGTCGGCATTCGGGCTGACGAGATGCGTAGAGCCGCCAAGATGGACAGAAGCCGCACTCCATTGGTTACGGCAGGAGTTACCAAAGAAACAGTTGGAGAGTTTTGGAGAAGCCAATCTTTTGATTTGGGACTGCCAAACATGAACGGAGTGACAATGCATGGAAATTGTGATTTGTGCTTCTTAAAGCCAACTCATCAGATCATGTCCCTTATTGCCGAAAAGCCTGAAAGGGCATTATGGTGGATGAAGATGGAAGCCCATGCTAATTCGTCAAATAAGACATATGGCGATGGAGCAAAATTCAGAAAGGACAGGCCAAGTTATAAGGAAATGTACGATTTTGCACTGCAACAAACGGATATGTTCGGAAATATTGACCCTAACGAAGAAGCAATCCCTTGCTTCTGTGGAGATTAAATGATTTATATAGGAATCGACCCGGGCGCAGTCTCAGGCGCAATTGCCGCAATTGACCACAATGGACAATTTATAGATGCCTGTTACATAGCCCACGAAAACGGCAGAATCCTACCTTTAGCCTTAGTGGATACCCTATCAACCTTTATTGACCCCAAAGAAGGCGGAGAGATAGGTATGGAGGCCGTCCATGCCATGCCAAATCAAGGCGCATCGTCAACGGCTAAGTTCATGCGAGCCGCTGGCGCAATCGAAGCCGTTGCAATCCTGACACGATACCCTGTAACCTTTATTAGTCCTCAATCGTGGAAAAAGCATCACGGCCTTGGTCGGGATAAATACGATTCAATTCTGTTGGCAAGGGAAAAGTGGCCTGAAGCAGGAATGCACATCAGGAAAAAGGGAGATCACAACATAGCAGAAGCCCTTTTAATTGCTGACTTTTTGAGGTTTAAGATCAATGGCTAGGACGAGAAATCCAGATAGAGGCTACTTACAAAGGAAGCTAAAAGAGGCTGAACAGGCTGTCTTATTGGCGGCAGGACAGGGAGACATCATCGATGGATTCTACGAATGCGTCTCTTGGTATCAACACTGCTACAACCTCGGATTGCGTCCAACAATGAACTATGAGCATATTGGAATCACTGCTGGAGTTCTAAACAACCCTGAAGACTTTGAACCCCAATTAGAGCCAACAGAAGCCCCTATAAAGCGTTCATTGTGGAGAAAGGTAGTCAGGACAAGGCGAATCCAGAGAAACCGCTAAAAAAGGCTCTAATGCGGTCGGGCAATAAAAAACCTCCCGAAGGAGGCTGTAAGTTATTTTTTAAGGATTATTTTTAGAAGTAATGCAATCGTGGCATAAATCATTGTTTTCCTTCAATGCAAAGTGTAAGAGACGTTTTTAATTGATTTGTCCCAACACTTGCGACAATCAACGCATTTGTTGCCTTGTTTAGGAGCAGGACAGTTGCCTTCAGTGCTTGAAACTGTTGATGTATTTTCAAAGTTTTCTGGCGCATGGCTATCGATCATTGCGGCAGAGACTCTCACGCAGAGATTTTCGGGAAAACTACCAAAAGTGTCTAGATACTGATTTATAAGTTTTTTCTCTCTTGTTGGAATCCAAAATTTGACGTTTGGTAGCCTGTCTGCAATCCGCACAATGTCCAACAAATGCCCAAAAGACTGTAAGTCTCCTGAGTCGTGCCACCTGAAATAATCGGTTTTAGAGTCTCCAATGAGTTTAATCATAGAGTCAGTCCAAGAGATTGAATTTAGCCCTTCTGCTCGTTTCTGATGAGCCTGTTGGACACTTGGATATTGATAATTGGACTTTAAAGCATAGCAATCGTGGCAAACTGAGCCCTTAATTTTGGCTAGTTTTGCGCCTACCTTGCAAAGTTTGGCAGAGATTCCGTATGTGAAGCCCGGCATTTTGCTAGGCTTTCCAAGGCTTCCGGCAATCGACAAGGCTAGTTTTTTAGACAAGCGAGATTGAGGCACGGCAAAAAGAATAGTTTGTTGCATATTGAAACCTTTTAAAAAAACAAACACCTAGCCAATCGCTAGGCTGAAAAGCACCCCCAATTCGGGATGCTCAACAGTCTAGAGACTAGCCTCTCCAAGCCAATAAAACGCCAATGTAGGCAAAGGTTGCGAGACAAACAATAGCCAAAATAATGTCTTTTTTCATGATTGCGCCTCCTCATCCCAAAACATTGCTTCTTCATAGATTTCAGGGTAATACTCTTGAAGAAGGGCTTCACCCTTGGCTAAAGCCTCCTCAAGGGTTGCGTAGATGCCTTGGATAGCCTCAGAGAAGTCACAAGTGACATAGTAGCAAGTGACACAATAAACCCCTGAGAGCCTTTTATTGACAGAGACTAGCCCGTCTCCGTCCGCACAATAGACTTCTGAGACATCAGAGTATTGAGAAGGATGAATTGTCCAAGTAAGGTGAGAACTGTTAATAGTTTCTAATTTCATGATTGAAGCCTTTCAAAAATTTAAACGACCAAGAAAAAACTTTCCCGACCAAGAAGAAAAGCCCGAGATGGCAATCTCGAGCCTACCAAGTTACTCAGCACAACGGCTCAAAGAAAACTCGTAGTTGATGCCGTCAATCGTTGCTTTGACAAAGTCAACTTGACGCTTAAGGATTGGCTCGATTGCTTCCAAGACTTTGCCGTAGTGTGTGCCGTCTTCTTCTGTGCCGTTTTCTTGATCAACTTCAGCCGCTTCATAAATTCCGTCACAAATATCTAAACCGTTTTCTGTCTTGTAAAGCGGAAGGCTTGTCCAATCTCCCTCAGTTTGACGAGTAGATTTAATCTTTAACCAATAATCACAATTCAGGGATTGATCGACTTCTGCATAGGTAGCAGGTTTGCCGTCAAGAAGCATTTGCCAAGCATATTGATAACCCTTGTCTTCCTCAAAGTCTTCAGCTTCTACCTCACCCGAAGAAAACGGGCCTTCTCCGTAGTGGTAGGAGACTGTTTCCCAAGCCGCATAATCGCCTGTAAACATCTCTAGGTGGACTTCTCCGAGGTGATCCATGCAAGGCATTAGATATTCGTGCCAAGAGCCTGCTTGGTGGTATTCCGAGGCTCTGAAGGATAGTGGGAAGACTTTCTTGTCTCCACTTCTTAAAGTTACTTCTAAGGATAAGTTGCTCATTTTTACGCCTTTCTTGTTGACACTTGTTGAACTGTATAAGGGCATTTTTTTGCACCTTACATATATATAGGTGAAAGAATCGTGCCAACTCTCGTAACCCCTTGATTTATAAGATACCTCCAAAACCCTAAGAATCACAAAGGTTTAAATTCTTACTGGTCGGAAGTTATAGCCATGTGTCGAATCATTACTTTTTGTTCTTATGACTGGAAGTTGTTAAGGTATAGCGAAGATGCTACATCGCCCCTATATGCGAATCGTTCTCATTATCATTCTCATTTGCATAATGTTAGTTAGTGCTTACTCCCCGACCAACAAGTTAGTGAGTGCTCACTTCTATGTGTGTGAGTGCTTACTTGTAAGTGTGTACTCACTTTGATAGGGGGGAGGGGTATGCGTGGTGTTGTAAATATTTGTGAACCCTCCTCCACACTGGAAAAGCCAATCTAAGCGTACAACACTAAACAATGGCTATCTGGATTAGGGGAGAAGACGGAATAGGAAAGTCAGGATAGTATGGGCGTAGCAAGGCAGTCGTAGCACATCTCATGGTCTTGAGAGTCCCTAGACTAGGGTGGGTGTCGTATAGCGTACAGAGTTAAGTTAATCTCTGTGGGGCATCAGGTCGTATTACTGTTTCCAGTGCGTACCTCTTTATAGCCACCGCCCTTGACTTCCCTGTCGGGTCATGTTGGGCAACCGTATATCTCATGCCTTTGAGGGTGCGACTGCCACACCCGACATCCCTTTACTTGTAACGCCAATCAGTTGTATCCGTGTTGGATTTACCAATGTTACACGCCTCACACAAGACTTGCAAGTTCTCAATATCAAGTTCTAGTTTTGGATGCTTTGACCTTGGAAGAATGTGGTCAACATGGATGTACCCACTGGTTTCCCCACAAGCCTGACACTTCTTGCCAAACTTAACCAAAGCCTTGTACCTGACATCCCGCCACTCCCTAGTCTTATAGAAGTCTTTACCCATTCCAAAGAAATAGATGGGTGGTGGTTCAAACTGGACTTTCTTCTTGGGAGACTTCTTTTGCATAGCCCAAGCTATTTGAGAAGCCTTTTTGTTAATGAGTGCTTGGATGACAGGGCTGGATTCTGCTAGTTTTGCTAAAGTTTTCTTAGCTTTTGCGGCTCTGGATTTGCGTTGTTGCTTAACTGCCACCATTCCTGTCTTGCTGTAAATTGCCATAAAAAAAGCCTTTTAGGGGTGGCACAGTTGCGCCCCCCGAATGCACGGAGGCTGTACCACTTCTAAAAGACTCATAGTCTGGCGCAATCAGACTTACCTCCACTATACAAGAATCTGATTCTCGTGTAAAGTGTGCGCTAACTTCCAAGACGCATGGAGATTGTCACTAGGTACTATTAGTAATAGTCACCAGCCGTGTTGGTTAAGTTTACAGTTCATCAGAATAAGTATTCAATCAACAACCAAGACGCATGGGGATTGCAACGGCAGAGTTTGGTTCTGATGCATCCCGTGGGGTTAAGTGAAGTCCCCGCAGTCTCCAGCCGTGTTGGTGTAACTCAGTTGGTAGAGTCATGGGCAGATTTCTGTCGATGCTGTGTAGAGTTGCAACAAAGCACAGTAGGCGAGTCGCTGGTTCAAATCCAGCCACCAACAACCTTCTTCCCTAACTGGATAAAAGATGAACGCTGTAGATGCACTTCCTGATAACCTGAAGAAATCTAAAGGTCGCCCCCGTGGTACAGGAAAGATTACTCTCTCTAAGTACGCAGACAACCCCTCTGCACTCGTCTTACCCAAGACTGAACAACAGAAAATCAAAGAACTCAAAGACCTCCTGATAAACAGTGCTGGTTCTAATGTCGTCATCAAAGCAGTTGAGATTGCCATGAATGACGAACACCCTGCTCAAATGGCGGCACTCAAACTCTGTATGGACAGAATGCTTCCTGTCTCCCTGTTTGAAAAAGAAGGAAAACAACGCTCCGCTGTCAACATCACAATTTCAGGCATAGGTGGTGTCACTATTGGGGAAAACCCTATAGAAGCAGAAGATATAGAAAGCAAAGATGTCTGATTTGAACTTCAGTCTCCTGCCTTGGCAACAAATTGTTTTTAGCGATAAAACAAGATTTAAAGTCATTGCCGCTGGTCGAAGATGCGGTAAGTCACGCCTCTCAGCCGTTACCCTCCTGATTGAAGGACTCCAATGTACTGCTGGTTCGGCTGTGCTGTATGTTGCCCCTACCAATGGTCAAGCAAGACAGATTATTTGGGATGTCTTGATGGAGTTGGGCAGAGAGGTTATTCAGTCTAGCCACATCAATAACATGGACATCACCCTGATAAACGGAGCAAAAATCTATGTTAGAGGTGCAGATCGCCCAGATACTCTGCGAGGAGTGTCACTCACCTACGCTGTGCTTGACGAGGTTGCCGACATCAAACCAGAAGCATGGGAGCAAGTCATTCGTGCTTCGCTGTCAGACAAAAAAGGTCGGGCAATGTTCATCGGAACTCCCAAAGGTCGTAACTTTTTCTATGACATTTTTAAACTCGGAAAATCAGAAACCGACCCCGACTGGAAAAGTTGGCACTTCACCACCAAAGACAACCCCCTGATAGACCCAACTGAGATTGAGTCTGCCAAAAAAACCCTCTCTACCTTTGCTTTCAAGCAAGAGTACATGGCTTCCTTTGACAACGCTGGCTCGGATGTCTTCAAAGAAGAATGGCTGAAGTATGGGGTAGAACCTGACTATGGAAGCTACTACATTGCTGTGGACTTGGCTGGATTTGAGGAAGTTGCCAAACAAGCCGCCAATTCCAAGAAAAGACTAGATCAGACTGCTATCTCTGTGGTCAAGGTGACAGATGATGGGAAATGGTTTGTCAAAGAAATTGCTTATGGTCGGTGGGACATCAGGGAGACAGCCGCCACGATTCTGCTGAAAATGCGTGAATACCGCCCTTTGTCAGTGGGAATTGAGAGGGGTTCGTTAAAAAACGCAGTTTTGCCGTATTTGAGTGACTTAATGCGGAAAAATAATGTATATTCACACATAGTTGACTTAACGCATGGCAACAGGAAAAAGACAGACAGAATTATCTGGAGTCTCCAAGGGCGGTTTGAGCATGGGCGCATTGTGCTGAACTCTGAGGAAGATTGGGATGAATTCAAAGACCAACTTTTGATGTTTCCAGCCCAAGGCGTACATGATGACTTACCCGACTCTTTGTCATACATCGACCAACTTGCTGTCACTTCATACTTCCAAGATGACCAAGAAGATGAGTGGGAGCCTTTAGATGTAATTTCGGGAGTATAAATGGCAACCAAAAAATTAGACAAAGACGAATACTATCAACCCACTGAGGCTGATAAAGAGTTGACTTCATTCGTTACCGACCACTGTGATAGGTGGAGAGACTACAGAAACACAAACTTCCTACCCTCCTATCTAGAGTACGAGCGTATCTTCCGAGGAGAGTGGGCATCTGAAGACAAGACCCGTGAGTCTGAGCGTAGCCGTATCGTCACCCCTGCCACACAACAAGCAGTTGAAACCCGCCATGCCGAAATCATGGAAGCTATCTTTGGTCAAGGCGAGTTCTTTGACATTGAAGACAACATCCGAGATGTCAACGGCAACCCGATTGACATTGAGTTAATCAAAGTTCAACTGAATGAAGACTTCAAGAAAGACAAAATCAGAAAAGCTATCGACCAGATCGAATTGATGGCTGAAATCTATGGAACAGGCATAGGTGAGATTATTGTCAAAACTGAAAAAGAGTATGTCCCTGCCACCCAACCCATCCCCAATATGCAAGGACAGGCGGCAATTGGAGTCATGGAAAGAGACAGGATTGCAGTCAAGATCATGCCTGTTAATCCCAAGAACTTCCTCTTTGACCCCAACGGCACATCCATTGATGACTGTATGGGCGTGGCTATTGAGAAGTATGTCTCAATACACAAAGTTGTAGAAGGAATCGAGAGAGGCATCTACCGCAAAGTAGACATCACGCCCACCTACGAAGACACCGATCTTGAACCTACCCAAGAAGTATCGCAGTACCAAGATGAGAAGGTATTGCTGTTGACCTACTACGGGTTAGTACCCCGTGAGTATTTGAACAACTTAGAGGAAAACAAGGACATTGTTGAGTTGTTTCCTGACAATTCTTATGCCGAGGACTACACCGACATGGTGGAAGCCATTGTTGTGATTGCCAACGATGGTTTATTGCTTAAGGCTGAGGAAAACCCCTACATGATGAAGGACAGACCTGTTCTGTCTTACCAAGACGATACCGTTCCCAACCGTCTTTTGGGTCGTGGCACAGTGGAAAAAGCATTCAATATGCAAAAAGCCATTGATGCACAGACCCGTAGTCACTTGGATTCACTGGCATTGACCACTTCTCCCATGATTGCGATGGATGCAACTCGTCTTCCAAGGGGTATGAAGTTTGAGATAAAGCCTGGAAAAGCAATTCTCACCAATGGCGCACCCTCAGAGATTCTTTATCCATTCAAGTTTGGTCAAAGTGACCCCAACAACCTAGCAACTGCCAAAGAATTTGAGCGTATGTTGTTGCAAGCCACTGGAACTATAGACTCTCAGGGCATAGTTAGCCAATCTAGCCGTGATGGTGGTGGTATGTCGATGGCAGTAGCCTCCATCATCAAGAAATACAAGCGTACATTGGTGAATTTCCAAGAAGATTTCTTGATTCCATTCATCAAAAAGGCGGCTTTTCGCTATATGCAGTTTGACCCAGAGCGTTATCCCTCTGTGGACATGAATTTTGTACCTACTGCTACCTTGGGCATCATTGCTCGTGAGTATGAACAACAACAATTCATTGGTTTGTTGCAGACTTTGGGTGCTGAAACCCCTGTTTTGCCGATTTTGCTCAAAGGCATCATTGGAAACAGCAGTTTGTCTAACAGAATGGAGTTGATTGCTAAGTTAGATGAGATGATGCAACCCAATCCTGAAGCACAACAGATGGCGCAGATGCAACAACAGTTGGCGTTGCAAGCGGCACAGGCTCAAATTGCAGTTTCTACTACTCAGGCAGAGCAGAATCGTGCTGAGGCTACCAAATTGTCAGTTGAAGCGCAGTTGTTGCCTCAAGAAATACAGGCTAAGAACCTTTCTTCGATCACCAAGAACTTGCCTAATGAAGATGATGCTAATCAGCGTGAATTCGACAAGAGAGTTAAGATTGCTGAGTTGATGTTGAAGGAAGCAGACATCAAGAACAAGTCTAAGATTGTTGAATTGCAGATGGCAGAGAAAAACAACAAGATTTCAGGCATGGAAGAAGACTTCCTAGAACAATTATCTCGTGAATTAGGTTCTGGACAGACAGGAATTCAATAATGGATATTGAAAACCTAGCCAAGGAGTTAATCCTTAAAAACATGACTCCTGAACAGCAGATGGCTGTTTTGGATTCAGTGCGTCAGTCGGTTCTTCAAGCCAAAGAAGTGCAAAAGAAGAAGATTGGTGAGAATGTTGACTTGGTTGTCCAAGCCCTCAAGAAGATTGAATCTGACATTCGTTCTCGTTTTGACGATGTTGGCAATGCCATTGAAAAGCGTGTTGCTTCTATCAAAGATGGTCGTGATGGTATCAACGGCACAGATGGAAGGGATGGCAAAGATGGAAAAGCAGGTCGAGATGGCGCAAAGGGTGATAAGGGTGACGCTGGTAAAGATGGGCGTGATGGAGTGGATGGTGTTGATGGTGTTTCTGTTACCTCTGCTCGGATTGATTTTGACGGTAGTCTTATCATTACATTGTCTTCTGGTGTTGAACTCAATGTTGGTGAGGTTGTTGCTCCTGACCTTGCAGAACGCATCAAAGTCATTACTAATGGTGGCGGCACTTCTCAGTTTGTTCTTGATACTCTAGCTTCCCTACAGTCTCAAATTGACAACCTGATTCCTAGCCAGACAGGTAACTCAGGAAAGTATCTGACTACAAACGGCACGGCCCTATCTTGGGCTTCTGTTGCTGGTGGATTGAGTTATCAGGGTACTTGGAATGCTTCTACGAATACACCTACATTGACAAGCAGTGTTGGTGTTAATGGCTACTATTACATTGTTTCAACTGCTGGCTCTACTAACCTAGATGGCATTACAGATTGGCAAATTGGCGATTGGTTGCTGTTTAATGGAACAGTTTGGCAAAAGATTGACCAAAGCAACTTAGTTACTTCTGTTAATGGACAAACTGGTGCTGTATCGGTTGGAACTGTAACAAGTGTGGCGGCTACGGCTGGAACAGGAATTACTGTTACTGGTAGCCCAATTACATCAAGTGGCACTCTGACCATTACAAACTCTGCACCAGATCAAACTGTTTCGTTAACTGCAAGCACAGGCATTTCTACTAGCGGTACTTACCCTAACTTCACGATTACCAATTCTGCTCCAGATCAAACTGTTAGCTTGACTGCAAGCACAGGTATATCAACGAGTGGCACTTACCCCAACTTCACTATCACGAATACTGCCCCTGACCAAACAGTTGCATTGACCGCTGGAACAGGTATCAGTACCTCGGGTACTTATCCCAACTTCACCATTACCAACTCAGCACCAGATCAGACTGTTGCTTTGACAGGTGCAGGGACTACCTCCATCAGTGGTACTTACCCTAACTTCACTATCACATCAAATGACCAGTATTCAGGTACTGTTACCTCAATTACTGCTGGTACTGGTTTAACTGGTGGAACGATTACGACAAGTGGAACTGTTGCCTTAGATACTAGTGGAGTTACTGCGGCAAGCTACACAGCGGCAAACATCACTGTTGATGCTTATGGTCGAGTAACTGCCGCATCTAATGGAACTGCTGGTGCAAGTATCAGTAACGATACAAGCACATCAACCAATCTCTACCCACTGTTTGCAAATGCAACATCAGGCACACCAACTACGATTTACACTGGCAATGCTAAGTTGCTTTACAAGCCTAGCACTGGTGAATTGCAGTCAACTGTTTTGGTGGCAAGCAATGGTATTGTTGTGAATTCACAGACTGTATCTGCTGACTACACTATTGCGGCTGGAAACAATGGATTAAGTGCAGGGACTGTTTCTGTTAATTCAGGAATAACTGTCACAGTTTCAACTGGCTCTGTGTGGACTGTGGTGTAAAGGAAAACAATGTCACAAGTAGCAATCTCAGGCAATGCCAGCGGCACAGGTACGCTGACCATTGCCGCACCTAATACAAACAGCAATTACACGCTGACTTTGCCGACAAATACAGGCACATTGATTTCAACAAAGAGTGCAGGGACTGTGTTGCAAGTGGCGAGTACAACTAAAACAGATACATTTCAAACCACATCAACCACATTTGTAGATTTAACAGGTTTGTCTGTTTCTATTACCCCAACAAGTACATCAAGCAAAATATGGGTAATTGTTAATACTTTTATGGGGTCAAGCGATACAGCTGGTCTTGCTGTTTTTAATTTAGTTAGAGGCTCTACAAATGTTTCACAACCTGCAACAACCCCAACATTTAATGGAACGGCTGGTGGCTTCACATCAACCGCAGATAATATTCTGCCTGTTGGATTTAATTTTTTAGATTCTCCTGCAACAACAAGTTCAACAACATATAAAGTTCAATGCAAAATGAATTCAGGCACTTTGTCTATAAATAGAAGAAACAGCGCTGATTGTGCATTTACATCAACAATCACAGTTATGGAGATTGCGGCATGAATTACAAAGCAATTTACGCACTTTATTCAAATGTTGTCACTATTGACGATGGTACAGGTGCTTTTGATGCCCAAGGCAACAAAGTCGAAATTGACATGGATGCAGTCAATGCTTGGGTTGATCCCAACGCATACAAAGCCAAACGAGCATCAGAATACCCACCAATCACAGACTACCTTGATGGTGTAGTCAAAGGCGATCAGACGCAGATTGACAAGTACATCGCTGATTGCTTGGCAGTCAAAGCTAAATATCCCAAGGTGACTACATGACCATAGCGATTTCGGGCACAACAGGCATCACCCTTGATGGGCAGTTCAATTCTGCGTCATCAATGGGCTTCAAGAACCGCATCATCAATGGTGCAATGGTGATTGACCAGAGGAATGCGGGGGCGAGTGTTACTCCTGCAACTGGTGCTTATACGCTTGATCGTTGGGCGGTTGAGATGAGTCAGGCATCAAAGTTTTCTGTACAGCAAAACGCTGGCAGTGTCACTCCTCCAACGGGTTTTAAGAACTATTTAGGCGCTACTTCTTTATCTGCGTATACAGTTGGGGCATCCGAATATTTTGTAATTGGGCAAGCAATAGAAGGATACAACATAGCTGATTTAGCGTTTGGTACGGCTGATGCGGCTACTGTTACTTTGTCATTTTGGGTGCGTAGTTCGTTGACAGGAACATTTGGTGGCACTGTGTTGAACAGCGGCGCTTCCCGTAATTATGTTTTCAGCTATACCATAAATGCGGCAAATACTTGGGAGCAAAAAACAGTAACTATTACAGGTGATACATCTGGCACATGGTTAACAACTAACGGTGCTGGACTTTTTGTGCGCTTTAGCATTGGCGCAGGGTCATCAGTTACAGGAACGGCTGGCTCATGGTCAGGCACAACATATCGTTCTGTTACTGGTCAAACATCAGTAGTCGGAACAAACGGTGCTACTTTCTACATCACAGGCGTTCAACTGGAAAAAGGCTCAACAGCAACGAGCTTTGATTACAGACCTTACTCTACCGAACTAAGCCTTTGCCAGCGTTACTATTACCAAGTTGCGGCTGGTAGTTCTGCTTACACTCAATTTGGTGCTGGTAGAGCATTTAGCACTACTGGCGGTAATGGAATTGTGCAGTTTCCAATTCCTATGCGAACCGCCCCTACTTTTGCGTTTTTAGGTGTTGTTGGTAACTATGACTTTAGCCCTACTGCAATCGCTAGTGGTGCTGTTCCATCTACTAATACGCACATGACTGTTGGATATACATTTTCATCGATTACAAGTGGTTCAATGTTTGTGCTTGGTCAAAACAATACTTCAACCCCATGTGGATTTACTTTTAGTGCGGAGTTATAAATGTATAAATTATTTAAAGAAAATTATACTAGTTACGAAGCAGTTATTCGTTTATCAGATAACGCATTCATCCCATTCGACCCCGCCAACACAGACTACCAAGCCTACCTTGCATGGCTTGCAGAGGGCAACACACCAGAACCAGCAGATGAGGTGACAGAATGACTCTAATTCTTTCCGGCACAGACGGACTCTCAGATGTTGACGGTTCTGCCGCAACCCCTGCTATAAGGGGAACAGATGCAAACACAGGTATTTTCTTTCCTGCCGCTGACACCATTGCTTTCTCTGAGGGTGGCGTGGAATCTATGCGACTCGACTCTAGTGCCAATCTGCAATTTAACTCAGGCTACGGCTCTGTTGCTACTGCTTATGGTTGTCGTGCTTGGGTGAACTTCAATGGCACAGGTACTGTGGCTATTCGTGCAAGTGGTAATGTGTCGAGTATCACGGATAACGGCACAGGTGATTACACAATCAACTTTACTACTGCAATGAGTGATGCAAATTACTCTGCTACTTTAACAATGGACGACCAAGGCGGTAGTGTAAGAGGTGGCTCTGCTATAAACATAAAAAGTGGAGTTGCTCCGACAACCTCCGCAATAAGAATTTCAACTTTTTTTGGATCAACAGCTGCATCTGACGGCAATGTAGTTGATGCTTTATACGCTAATGTAGCAATCTTCCGCTGAAGGACAATCATGAACTCAAGGATAATTTACCCAACAGACGATGGTGTTGCAATCATCATTCCCGCCGCTGAGTGCGGTTTAACCATTGAGGAAATTGCCGCCAAAGATGTTCCTACTGGCAAGCCCTACAAAATTGTGGATGTCGCTGACATTCCAACAGACCGCACATTTCGGAATGCGTGGCAGGCTGACTTTACCGAGGTGACCCAATGATTACCATCAACATTGACAAAGCCAAAGCCATTGCTCACGACAAGCGCAGAGAAGCACGAACGCTTGAATTTGCGCCTTTGGACATCAAAGCAACCATTCCATCTGAAGCAACAGCGGCAGAAGCGGCAAGGCAAGCTGTGCGTGATAAATACGCCACCATGCAGACTGCCATTGATGCGGCAACAACTGCTGACGCAATAAAAGCGGCTATGCCATGAGTCCTGACCTACAAAAGTATTACGAATCCCGATTTGAGATGATGGGGAATCAGGGTTGGAAGGATTTAATTATTGATATTGACAATATGATAGAGTCACTCAATAATATAAGCGTAATTCCTGATGAAAAGACCTTGCAGTTCCGCAAAGGAGAACTTTCCATCTTGACTTGGCTGAAAACCTTGAGAGAGGTCAGCGAACGAGCCTACGAGGAATTGAATGAAAAGAATGTTTGAATTTGCCTGTGAAAACGGGCATAAAACCGAAAGACTCTGTGATTATGAGACGCAGAGTTTTAGGTGCGAATGCGGAGAAACAGCCAACCGCATACTCAGTGCGCCAGCCTTTAGGTTGGAGGGGTGGTCTGGAGCATTTCCATCAGCGCATGGAAGGTTCGAGAAAAGCCATCTTGACAAACTAAAGTCTGAACGCAAGCAAAACTCATAAGCAGAAATGCCGAGTTTAATGTCCTAAAACCGATTTACGGCAGGAAAAGGAAAAAATATGTCGATTGTTGACAATGATGACCAGACGCTAAGTGAGTTAGAAGCAGTTGAGAGCAAGAAGCAACAGACTGAACTTCAGGACTTGCCCGAGAAATACAGGCAAAAAACCCTTGAAGAAGTGGTCAAGATGCACCAAGAGGCTGAGAAAGTCATTTCTCGCCAAGGCAATGAGGTTGCAGAGGTTCGCAAACTGGCAGATGAACTGATTAAGCAAAATCTATCGTCTAAACAAGAGACTATTGAAAAAGAGCCAGAAGTAGACTTTTTTGAGAATCCTAAAGAGGCGGTTCGTAAAACTGTTGATAACCATCCTGATGTTTTGGCGGCTAGACAAGCCAGTCAAGACTTCAAAAAGATGCAGATTCAGCAAAAGCTGGCGCAAGAACACCCTGATTTCGGTCAGATTGTTCAAGACTCAGACTTTGTGGATTGGGTGAAATCTTCACCTGTTCGCATTGGTTTGTACGCAAAAGCAGATGGTGAATTCGATTACGACAGTGCCAACGAATTGTTGACTACTTACAAACAGTTGAAGGGCGTTAAGGCAAAGCAGACATCTGACGCAGGGGAAACTCAGCGCAAGTCAAGCCTTAAAGCCGCAAGTGTTGATGTGGGTGGCACAGGGGAATCTGGAAAAAGAGTTTACCGAAGGGCTGATCTAATTCGGCTGAAGATGACTGACCCTGCTCGTTACGAAGCCTTGAGTGATGAAATTTACCAAGCGTATTCCGAGGGCAGAGTCAAATGACTTAACTAATCGTTTTTTGGAGATTTAACATGGCAACAGCATTTAACCCCAGTAACTCAGTTACTACCACCACATCCGCAACATTCATCCCCGAAATTTGGAGTGATGAGATTATTGCGGCTTACAAGAAAAACTTGGTTTTGGCAAACCTAGTAATGAAGATGAACTTCAAAGGTAAGAAGGGTGATGTGGTTCACATCCCTGCACCTACCCGTGGTACAGCTTCATTGAAAGCCGCTGAGACAGCAGTCACTTTGATTGCCGCCACAGAGACAGAAGTTCAAGTGTCAATCAACAAGCACTACGAATATTCTCGTCTGATTGAGGACATCGTTGAAGCCCAAGCCTTGAACAGCTTGCGTAACTTCTACACCTCAGACGCTGGCTATTCCTTGGCAAAACAAGTTGATACTGACTTGATTCAGTTGGGTCGTGCGTTCAACGGTGCTACCGTTGGTACAAACGATTACGCTACTGCCACCGCATCCACCAAAGCCTTTGTTGGTAGTGATGGCACAACTGTCTATAACAGTTCAACTTCCAATGCGGCCGCATTGACAGATGCCGCCATTCGCAGAACCATTCAGCGTTTGGATGACAACGACACCCCAATGGACGGTCGTTTCTTCATCATTCCTCCATCAAGTCGCAATACTTTGATGGGCTTGTCTCGCTATACCGAGCAAGCATTTGTGGGTGATGGAAACGCAATCCGCAATGGTGAAATTGGCAACCTCTACGGTATCCCTGTATTCACAACAAGCAATGCTGACACTGCGGCTGGTAACTCCACCACAGACCGTATTTGCTTGATGGGTCACAAGGATTCAATGGTTCTGGTTGAGCAAATTGCTGTGCGTTCACAAGTCCAGTACAAGCAAGAGTACCTTGCCACACTGTTCACATCTGACACTCTGTATGGAGTGAAGGCAGTTCGTGCGGCGGCTTCCACTGGTGCGGCATTGTCCTCATCTGCCTTTGCTTTGGCAGTTCCAGCCTAATTGCAGTTGTCCCTCCTACTTCTAGCAATAGGGGTAGGGGGACTTTTTTAACCTAATTAGGAGAAATCAAAATGGCAACCGCTTCAGCAGTAGTTTCACGCAGAGGTAATGACCAGTTTCGGGGCTTGTTCTCTGATACTTGGTCGGTAAAAGCAACCCTTGACGCTGGTTCGCTAGTCGATGGCGCAGGGGAAACAGACGATGTAACAGTGGCTGGTGTCGCCTTGGGTGACATGGTTATTGGTGCATCTTTGGGTGTGGATTTGGTTGGTTTGACAGTTACTGGCTATGTCAGTGCCGCCAATACCGTCAAGTTCCGCATTCAAAACGAGTCAGGTTCAACAGTGGATTTGGCATCTTCAACTTTGCGAATCGTTGTGGTTCGCATGGTGTAAGGATAGGGGGGCTAGTCCCCCCTTTCTCATTTGAGGGGTTTTATGGCTACTTTTCGCTGTCTTCAATCAGGTAACACTGTGACCTTTACCTTGCCCCATGACATTGCGTCAATGATTGGGCATCAAGGTTATGTGAGGATTGATGAGGCAGAAGTAACCAAAGAATCTGTAGAATCAGAAGTTAGAACAGATACCGCCTTTCGTGCGCCTGTTATCCCAACAATCAAGCGTATGGGTAGACCCAGAAAGGTTATAAATGTCTGATATTGACGCAAGAGACTTTGGCAAATTAGAGGCTCAAGTAGAGGCACTCCAAAAGGAGATGCACCAGTTAAGCACAGATGTAAAAGCCTTACTTGAACTTGCCAACAAAGGCAAAGGTGGTTTTTGGATGGGTATGACTATCGCTTCATTCATGGGCGGCATCATTACCTTTATTGCTGATCGACTCTGGAAATAAGGAGAACACTATGCCTATGGTTGGAAAAAAGAAGTTTCCCTACTCTGAAAAAGGGGAGAAAGAAGCAAAAGAATACGGAAAAAAGAAGGGTGTTCCTGTGACCATCATGGTTGCTATTGGAAAACCTAAAGGTTTGCCTATGCGTGGTGGCAGAACTGCTACCAACATGATGAAAAAATCAGGTCGTGGCAAATGAAAAAGACCAAAACACAAGCCAAAATCAGCAAGGTAATGCGTGAATATAAGGCGGGTGAATTGCACTCTGGCAAAGGTGGCAAGGTCGTAAAGAACCCTCGCCAAGCAGTTGCCATTGCTTTGAGTGAAGCAGGGATGTCTAAGCCAAAGAAGAAGATGAAATGAAACAAGGACTCTACGCCAACATCCATGCTAAGCAAGCCAGAATCAAAGCTGGTTCAGGCGAGAAGATGAACAAGGTAGGGTCTAAAGCCGCACCTACAGCGGCAGACTTTAAACAGGCGGCAAAGACTGCAAAGAAACCTAAAAAGGTGAAGTGATGAAAACTCCTGCTTGGCAACGCTCCGAGGGCAAAAATCCCAAAGGGGGGTTGAATGCTAAGGGGAGAGCGTCTTATAATGCACAAACTGGTGGTAATCTGAAAGCACCAGTTAAGTCGGGGGACAACCCTCGCAGAGCAAGTTTTTTGGCTCGTATGGCTGGCAATGATGGCCCTGAGTACAA